AAAACGAATATAGAAAACGGTTCGATTGTTATATTCGAAGGCGGATCTAATGTTAGAGATAATGTTCCATGGATGAATGATTTACGAAAAACAAAAATTAATGATGTTAAAAATATTGTAAATTACCAGTTATTAACGCCAGATCAAAAATATTCTTGTAGTATAATTTACAATAAAAACATTTATAACATTGAACTATGAAAATACAATTTATAATAGTAGGATGGCATTTTGATAATTTTCCAGAATTGATTGAAGGCCTTAAACAATTAAATGAATCAAATGAAATGATTGATGTGTTTTGGACATGTCACAAAGAACCATCTGATTCAGTTAAAGATAATTTTGCATACAAAGTTTTTCCAAATGAAGGATTAGAAGATGGTGCATATCAACAAGCATTAGATCACTTGAATTTAGATGATGACACGATATTGTTTTTAATGCACGACGATTTAGTTATAAAGGATTGGAACTTTATTAATTTATGTTTGCAATATTTAGAACAAGGAATTGCATTTGTCGGCAACGGTATGAATTATGCTGCTGTATTTGATCCGCAAGAAGTAGTTCGAGGTAAAGTTGCATTAGAATGGGTAAAACCAGAATCTAAATATTTATTTAAAAGCAAAGATCAAGTATTAACACTTCGAGAAAGTTTTATTTGTACTACAAGAAAATATCTAAAACAAATACATGATTTCGAAGTAATATGGGAAGAACCAATACCAGATGAAAATGGTAAATTCCATATAGGTGGTATTGGAAATTTGCAACAAACAATGTTAGGTTATAAAATTACAAAAGTATTTGGGCCATCAAAAATTGCATACTTGTCAAATACGTATCAAGATAGCAATTTTTTATATGAATGCGCTCGAGGCAAAATGGATTAGTTATGAATGTAATAGTTACAGGTGGTGCTGGTTTTGTTGGCACAAATTTGATTAAACGATTAGTTGCAGAAGGACACAATGTTACTTCATTGGATAATTACAATACAGGTTTACGTAGCAATCACGTTGATAGTGTAACATATGTAGATTTTGATATTCGAGATTTAGGAACAAAATCAAAATCATATTGGGAAAAGTTTGATGTTATATTTCATATGGCAGCAATTGCACGTATACAGCCATCATTTGAACATCCACAAGATTATTTTGATACAAATGCATCAGCTACAATGCAGTTGGCAAAGATTTGTGCAGAATGTAACATTCCTTTAATATATGCCGGGTCTAGTTCACACCATTCTGGTAAATTTAAGAATCCGTATACTTTTAGCAAAGACGTTGGTGAGGAAATTATCAAATTGTTTCAAATGCATTACGGATTGCAAGCATCTGTTACTAGATTTTATAATGTATATGGTCCGCATCATTTAAAACAAGGTGGCTATTGTACTTTGTTAGGAATATGGGAACATTGTTTAGAAACAGGAAAACAAATTGTAATTTATGGCGATGGATCTAAACGAAGAGATTTTACACACGTTGAAGAGATTGTCGATGCATTAATGATGATTTGGCAACAAAATGCATGGGGTTATGAATTTGAATTAGGTCGTAGTAAAAATTATTCAATATTGGATATTGCTAACATGTATGGAATAACTGATATTAAATATCTAGATGATAAACCGGGTGAAGCTCAAGAAACATTATGTACGGATATGACTGCACATCAAGTTTTAGGATGGGAACCTGTAAAAAATATTGAAGATTACATAAAAGAATACTTATGCAAAAAATAACATTTGTTATACCAAGTAGAAACAATTTAGAATTTCTTAAATTAGCATATCAATCTATTAGAAACTTAACAACAAACCATGAAGTTTTAATATTAGATGATGCTAGTGAAGATGGTACATCGGAATGGATCAAATCATTAAATGATGAAGATGTAATTCATTATCATAATCCAGGTCCGGAACGTATTGGTATCGTCGGTATGTTTGATAAAGGCATTGAAATGGCTCGCACTGAAATTATATTTGCATTTCATGCTGATATGATTGCTGCACCAGATTTAGATGTTAACATATTAAAACATTTACAACCAGGCATTGTTGTAAGCGCTACAAGAGTTGAACCGCCATTGCATCCTGCAGGCCTAGAAAAGATAACAGTAGACTTTGGCGTCGAAGCAGATCAATTCGATTTCGATAAATGGATAACAAGTTGCCCTAAATTGATGCAAAACAAAACTACCGAAGGTATATTTGCACCATGGTGTATGTATAAGTCTGATTATTTAGCAATAGGAGGACATGATCCATTATTTGCTCCGCAATCAAAAGAAGATTCGGATTTGTTTAATCGCTTTGTTTTACAAGGTTATAGAACATTACAATCTTGGGATGGATTAGTATATCATTTTACTAGTAGGGGCAGCAGATTTAATAAATACGCAGGGGGCGGTGCTGGAAAAGATAGTCCGGAGTGGCAATATACTACAAACAAGAATGCAAGAAATTTTATTAGAAAATGGGGACATTTTGTTAAACATGATGCATTAATGAAACCTATTATTCCAAACAAATATCAAATTGCATTTCACGTTGAAAATTGTACACAACAATTGTTACATACTTTAGAACCATGGTGTGATAGAATATATTCAGATGCAGAATGGATGAAATACGTTACATTGGAACAGCCTAATACCATAATGGATTTACGAAAACGATGTCATTCATTAAATGATACGGATCGATATGATTATGATGATATCATAGTTGAAATGGATGCTCGTCGCATAACGCAACAAGATTTTGAATATATTCAACGATTATCAGAAATATTAGATGCATCTGATTTGTTAAATGAATATTCACAACCCGGTGAACAATTTGAATTGGGTAATCTTAAAATTACAATAATGAATGTACAAACACATGAAAAGGATTTGATAGTATGCAAAAAATAGGAATAATAGGATTAGGATTTGTCGGCAATGCAGTTAGAGAAGGTTTAAAGAATCATTTTGATGTACGTTGTTTTGATATTGATTCATCAAAGGATAGCAATGAAATGTCATTGTATACATTAGTAGAAAATGTCAATGAAACATTTTTATGTTTACCAACACCGATGTATCCAGATGGCCAATGTGATTTATCATATATTTTAAAAGCATTAGGAGAAATCAACCAATTGGTTATGGTACAAAATAAAAAAGATTTCATTGTTATTATTAAATCAACTATACCGCCAGGGACGACAGTTCAATTAAATGAAATGTATAACAATATACATATAGCATTCAATCCAGAATTTTTAACAGAAGCTAATGCGGTAGATGATTATAAAAATCAAAATAGAATTGTAATAGGTGCCGCTAGACCTTATTCTACCAGGGTTAAACGCATTTTTGAAAAAGCATTTCCAAAGATACCAATTATCAAAACAAATTCAACTATCGCAGAAACAATTAAGTATGTTACTAATATATTTTTAGCATCTAAAGTTGCATTTGCAAATGAAATGTATCAGATGTGTGAAGCATTAGATATTGATTATGACAAAGTAATTGAATATGCTCGTTATGATGAACGTTTAGGAAATACGCATTGGGCAGTTCCTGGACCGGATGGTGATTTTGGGTATGGCGGACATTGTTTTCCAAAAGATATTGCCGCATTACAATACACAATGAAAAAACTCAATGTAGATTCCACAATCATTGATTCTGTTATTAAAAAGAACGAATTGGTTCGTACGGATCGAGATTGGGAACGACAAATAGGCAGAGCGGTATCAAAAAAACAACAATAATGTTACGGAAAATGATTAACGATACATATTTATCTATGAAACAAATGTTATTAAACATAAGGAATACATTGAAGAACAGCAAAACATTTTTTCAACGCATGTTATCAGATGCTCGTTCAGGTGATGTTTCATCTAAACGCGTGATTGGTTTTGTTGGATTTGTGTCTTTGCTTGTTATAATGTTTGTTAATGCACTTTATTCAAAATCTATTGCACCGGTAGAATATTTAGTTGATGCAATTGAATATATTGTTATTGCTGCCATGTTTGGAACTGTAGTAGACAAGTTTTCTAAACAAACAAAAAAACAAGATGACGAACCAACTGTATGAAAAAGGTATGAGTAGAATGAAAACAGGAATATTAATGTCTGTAGCAACAACGATTTCTTTTCTTTGCACGTATTTGCTAAATCTAACCATGGATAATGCAGAACAATACTTAGCAATAGTAGCAACCGTAGCATTAGATGGCGTATTTGGCATCATCGCTGGAACCCGACGAGAAGGATTTAAAACATTTAAAGCAATTAAAGTTTTGATTACGGCAGTCGTTTGGATTATATTTTTAACTACATTGTTAATTATAGAAAAAGGATTTCCCGGAACATCATGGTTAAGTGAAACTATTATTCTGCCATTCATATTCTTTCAAATTGTTAGTGCATTAAAAAATGCGTCAATGGCAGGATTCATTGAAGCAAAATTATTAGTAGAAATTTTAGATAAAATTGACCTACATAAAGGTTTAAGAAAAGAAGATTAAGTTATGAGTTTAGACGTATCAAAAATTAAACAAGTTTCACTACCAGAATCGCAATATATCAAAGAAGTAACAGAAAAGAAACAAATCGTATTGCATCATACAGCAGGTAACTCGTCAGGACCCGGCACAATTAAAATGTGGGCTAATGATGATAGAGGCCGCATTGCAACATGTATTGTTATTTCTGGAAAGGGTTTATCAAAAGATACGTATGATGGAGAAATTTGTCAAGCATTTTCATCAAAGTATTGGGGATATCATTTAGGACTTAAACAAGATGTATTTAAATCTAAAGGTGTTCCTTATAAGGCTTTGGATAAACATGCAATTGCAATTGAAATTTGTAATTGGGGGCCAATAGAAAAAGTTAATGGTAAATTTTATAACTATGTAGATAGAGAGATATCTGCAGATCAAGTTACTGAATTAGAAACTCCGTATAAAGGACACAAATATTATCATCGATATACTGACGCACAAATTGAATCTACACGTCAATTACTATTGTATTGGCGAGACACGTACGGCATTGATTTAACATACAGAGAAGAAGATATGTGGACAATATCAACGCAAGCTTTGAAAGGAGAACAAGGCGTTTACACACATAATTCTTATCGCAAAGATAAATCGGATATTTATCCTTGTCCTCGTATGATTGCAATGCTAAAATCATTATAATGAATTATAAACACATTGCATTATCTATAACAATATTTTTATTAGGACAAATTGTAGTTTGGACTCAAGTAAATGGTCCATTATTATGGCAATGGGCTAGAACATATAAATTTGCATTGATGTTATTAGGCGTACCTATAACTTGGGCATTCATGGAAGCAACTCGTTATGCGGTATCTGGATTCGAAGGACAATTCTGGCCAGGACGTTTTACATCATTTGTTGCTGGCATTTTTATATTTACCATAATGACATATATTTTTAAAGGTGAAGCTATAAATTTAAAAACTGCAGTTTCATTGATGTTAGCTCTTTCATTGCTGTTAGTTCAGCTCTTTTGGAAGTAACAATATTTATATAAGATGCTGAACGAATACGAAACACATAATCAACTCAATCCTTTACTATGGACGGATGATCAATGCCTTCCAAAAAAATTACGTACAGGATTTTTAAAAATTGCAAATTCATTTTATGATTTTTTAGAAATTGATGCACCGGTTATTGATATTATTTTAATCGGTAGTAATGCTAACTATAATTGGACAGAATTTAGTGACATCGATTTGCATGTTGTTATTAATTATTTGAATGTAGGTAGCAATTTATATTTAGTTGAAAAGTATCTGCAAGCCAAAAAAAGTATTTGGAATTCAAAATATCCTTTAACATTTAAAGGATTGAATATTGAATTATATGCTCAAGATTCAAATCAAGATTTGCATGGCTCGGTAGGAATATATTCTATAATGAAAGGTAAATGGTTAAGAAAACCAAATGCAGATTTAATTTCAGTTGATGACGATTTAATTCAACAGAAAGCACAACCGTATGAATATGAAATAAATAAAATATCAGAAACAGACCCAGAAGCCGAGATGAAAATCAAACGTATACTCGTTAAATTAAGAAATTTACGTAAAGCTGGACTTGATTCTGCAGGAGAATATTCCGTAGAAAATTTAGCATTCAAATATCTACGTAATAAAGGTTTAATTGATCGTTTAAAAGAAATGCTTCAACGTTTAAATATGAATAATTTGATAATTGATGAGTCCGTTCTAAATTCTTTAGCACAACACGTAACTCAAGAAAAGCCATTAACTGAATCAGATTGGAACAATATAATTCAACATACTGGTGGAATTGAAGACGCCCGCGGACAATGGGACCATCCAGGCCGATGCACCATGATACCTGGCAATTCCATAACAATGCGCAATGTCCCATTTAAAGTATTAGGAATTGATGATACGGGTCATATGCAACTAATGCATCCGGAACAAGAATATACATATCCTGGTAGTAAAGTATTTGAAATTCCACATACGGCTCAATGGCAAACGGTTATAATGCAATTATTAAATAAAATACAAAATGGGAGCAATTATGCAAAGTAAAGGATTGGGTGATGATATTAAACGCATCACTAGTGCAACTCGATTAGATAAATTAGCAGAACGCATTGCGCAACTTTTAGA